AGCAATACGGTGTGGACCTAGTGGTTATTTCCTCGCACGCTAACCCTGCGGAAGTCTGCGCACCATACGAGAATAAGGTCATCTCACTTACCGGCAAGTTCCCGAACGGTCGCAACCATATCGGTAACCAAATCTTCACGGTCACCGCGTCAATGGCCGAAGCCGAAGCCGCAGGTCTGCATCATCCTCATTGTGGACATTCACACTTTGCTTATGTTCCCGGCTACACCAAGCTAGACCCCACCATCGACACCACTTATGACGAAGCCGGGTATAAAGCCACGCAGAAACAACGCTACCTAGAGCGGCAGATCCGTAAGTCTAAGCAAATGGAATCCGCAGCCACCACCGACCAAGCACTGTTGGAAGCTAAACGCAGGAAGTCTGCCTATCAAGCGAAACTACGCGACCATGTGGCCGAGCATGATTTACCACGCCGCCGCGACCGCGAACAAGTAATGAAACCGGTTGAACCGCGTCGCACTAGGGTGGAACAATCCAATCGTGCGGAAGTTAGGCAAACGCTTAGCTTCGATGACATAGATGCATAACTAATAACGTAACAGTGACGCTAATCGGCCTATAGGTCGGCTAGGGGATATTTTGACCAATCGCCGAACCTTGGCGCGTTAATCGAACGAACAAGTCCCGGCGTGCTCGCCATTGACCGAAGCCGCCGCAGTCTTAACCTGGCCAAGCTCGCTAAACACATGCTGCGGGATTACAAAGTTTTGGCCATAGAAACTACTACCCAAGCTAATATCTAGCGGCTTCCAGACGGTGCCGGGAATGGCGCGGTACTCCGCTTCAAAAGCATCACCACTAGCATCACGAACCACGATCTCGCCGTTATCGAACTTGACGTTATAAATGTAGGAGTTGTAGACGCTGCCGTTTGGCGCGAAGTAGTAATAGATTTCCCCATCTTCGAGTTCAACGTTTTTTAGGGATACGTACCCATCGGTGGTGTGGATGGGGCGCTCGTTGCACGCTGCGGCATGGTCGGTCGGCTGGTCATCTGTCATGTCCACACCGGCGTTTGATTCTGTGTCGTATTCTAGGGCGCTTGGTGCGGTTGGGGGGTCGACCGCTGCCGGTTCGTTGGAACATGCTGTTAGTAGGAGTGGGGCGGCGAGTAAGGCCGCTAGTGCGCGTTTCATGGTGGGGCTTTCTGTGTCGGGGGGTGATTACTTCCAGGAATCCTGGCCGTTTTCTACTTGACGCTGGAACGCAGCCACATCTTGCCATTCCACGCCAAAGGATTCTGCAATGGTTTGGCGCATACGTCGGCGCATACCAGTGGATGCAGCGCCGTTAAACTTCTGCGGCTCTTTGCGGTTGAGCTGCGCCGCGTAGTTCACTGCATCGACGTTGCTATTTGCGATGATTGCGGTGCCGTTCGCGATGACGATCCAGTTCTTAGACCAGCCGGTTTTACTTGCCTGCTTTGCAATCTCAGCTGGGCGCTCACCGTCCACAAGGATGTGGGTTGCTTTGGCTTCCGGTGCCTGGATTTCTTCAACGGTTTCAGTTTCTGCGGTCATTTCAATGATGACATCATCGATGATTCGGGATTCCAGGGATACGCGGTGTGGGTGAGCGTTTTTCAGGAAGTCGATAGCCTTGGATGCTTCTTCCTTGGTGAGGGACTGAACATCAACCTCTGTGAATGCTTTTACTTCTTCGATGTGGTTTTCCATCGCGGTGCGTGCGCGCTCTTTGTAGAAAGTCAACCAATAGTCGTCGTTTACTTCATCTTCCCATTCGTCGCGTTCTGCTGCTTCGGTGCGTGCGACTGCTTTGGCTGCTTCTACATCTTCGCCTGCCGCTTCTGCCTGCGCGGTCTTGATGCGAATCCAGTTGCGTTCGTTGTTCATTGCGAGGGCTGCTGCGGTGGCGTGGATACCTTGACGTACAGCGACTTCGTCAGATACTGCTTTGTTTGCGGATTCGATTAGCTTGGTGATGTATTCGGTCTGTGCTGGGGTGATGGTGTTCATGGTGTTTGCCTTTCGGTGTGGTGTTTTGCTGTTAAATACATTGTTGCATGTTTATGTTGCGTAAAGCAACACGGGGGTAACCATCCATCCTTACTCTAGCGTGGTTGCGGCGCTTACCTTGGACAACGGCGGCGGTAAATAATGCTGCGGGGGTATTTGTATATCCCCACCAGTAGGAGTCAAGGTGCCCGAAGAAACCAGCCAGGCGCAGGAAATCCAGGCGCAAGAAAGCGTAACCCCTAACGACGTTCAGCCCCAGGGGCAGACGGTCGAGCCGGTCGAGCCGGCCAACGAGCCAGTGGTTCCCAACTCGGTTGATGAACTGCCAGATTGGGCGCAATCGGAAATCCGCAAGGCGCGTGAAGAAGCGGCGAAGTACCGCACCCGCGCTAAGGATACTGCGGAAGAGGTCGCGGCCAAGGCTAAGGCGGAGCGTGAAGAGCTTATCCAAACACTAGGTAGACAGCTCGGTCTAGTTGAGGATGAAACCAACGACCCTGAAAAGCTACTCACCGCAGCGCAAGAACAAGCGCAGGCAGCGGCTAAGGAACGCGACACCCTAGCCCAACAGCTCGCAGACTACCGCCGCAAAGACGCGGTAAACGGCGCACTCTCAAAGGTAGATGGCACCGTCGATGCCGCACTACTAAACGCCGTACTTGCTTCGGACAACGCATACCAGCAACTAGACATTAATGCAGATGATTTCACGGATCAGGTATCCACCATCATCACCAACGTTATCGAGTCTCACCCGTCCCTAGTCCAGGCGACTCACAAGGCCAGCGGCGTAGACACATCCAACACCCGCAGCGGAGCGGCAAAACCACTCACACGCGAAGATTTGGCAGGCATGACCGCCGACGAAATCAACGCCGCAGTAAAAGATGGCCGACTCTCGCACCTAATGAACTCAAACTAGGAGACTGCTATGTCCGTAGCAAACTTTATCCCTGAAATCTGGAACGCCGCAATTAAGGCACCATACGAAAAGAACCTCGTATACGGCCAGACCACCATCGCATCCAACGCATGGATGGGCGAAATCACCGGCATTGGTGACACCGTGCATATCTCGGCTATCACCGCGCCAACCATCAAGGCCTACAACAAGGGCACCCCAATCGAGGTGGAAGAAGCCGCAACCACTTCCACCACCCTAAACATCGACCAGGGCAACTACTTTGCTTTCCGCGTCCATGACGTGGACAAGGTGCAGGCTGCCGGCGACTTCCAAGGCCCAGCTACCGAAGCCGCTGCGATTGGTTTGCGCGACAACGCCGATAAGTACCTCGCAGGCATCCTAAAGGATGGAGCGTTGGCCGCTAACAAGCTCGGCACCATCCAGGTTGTTAACGATGACCCAACCCTCGCGACCGGTTCCCAGACCACCGCGTTTAAGACCCTTGTTCTGCTGTCTGAGAAGCTGAACGCACAGTCTGTACCAACCGCTGGCCGTTATGTTGTTGTAGGCCCTAAGACCTACTCTGCGCTACTCATGGATCCACGTTTCACCCGTGTGGACGCATCCGGCACCGCAGACGGCTTGCGCAACGCGATTGTTGGCCGTGCTGTCGGCTTCGACGTGCTTGTATCCAACAACGCACCATCCACCAGTGGCCGCGAGCTTGCAATCGCTGGTGTGCCGGACGCTTTCGCTTTCGCGTCCCAGCTGGTTGAAACCGAAGCGCTGCGCGACCAGGATCACTTCGGCGATATTGTTCGTGGCCTTAACGTTTACGGCGCGGCTGTGGCTCGCCCAGAGGGTATCGCAACCGCAGATATTAACATCGTGGATGCCGACCGTGGCACCGTTGATGGTGGCGGCGCATAACCGCTAGACAACTAGCCACTAAGGGCAAGTTATGAGATATGAAGTCTTGTAGCTTGCCCTTTTTGGAGTTTTCATGTTGATTTTTGCGACCGCTGCGGATGTTGAAAAGTGGATGGATGAACCACTAGATGGCCGTAGTGTGGATAGTCTGCTTAGGCGTGCTAGTTCGATGGTGCAACGTGCGGTACGAAGTGCGCGGTTTGCGGTCAATCCTGCCGGCACGCCGACCGATCCGGACATTGAGGATGCTTTGCGCGATGCCGTCTGCGAACAGGTGACGGTGTGGTTAGAAAACGATGTTAACCCGGTCGAGGTGGCGAGTGCCGCCGCGCCGATAGCGTCTAGTTCTATTGGCGATGCCAGCATTAACTACGGCGATTCTTCCGCATCGAACGCCGCAAAGGATGGGGTTAGCGCAGAGCTGCACCCCGCAGCCTTCGATATACTCGCCAACGCAGGACTAACCGGGGGGTACTTGTGGGCACGATGAAAGACCTAGAAAACCAGTGGTTCAAACATGAATGTGTGCTACTGCAAGGCGCGGGTTCTTCTCCCTACGGCGGCATCGCAGGGGATGAACTACCGGTTAAGGGGTTCGTTCGACAGTCGATTAACCGAGTGACTACAGCTAATGGTGAAGCCACGGTAACTGACACGATTGTGTATGTGCCGTTATCGGTGGTGGTTGCACGCGGTGACCAAATCCGGTTGCCAGAACCGTTTGATGTAGGGCCGTGGGAGGTCACCGAAACCGCCGTATTTGAGGGCGCAGGCAACGAAACGCCGAACCATCAAAAGTTGATGCTCACCATTCCAGGTGATGCGGCTAACGGCGACCCTTACGAAAACGAACCAGACGATCCATACGCGGGAGGGGCTGGGCCTTATGGCTAACTTGGATTGGCGCGGCGACAAGATAAGCGCAGATATTAAAGAAGTGTTATCGACCGCGCTTTATGGCGGTGGTGAGATAGTGCGCGCCGAAGCGGTACAACGGGCACCGAAAGACCGTGGCACACTGCGGCTGTCGGCTAAAACCACCGTCGATGGAAACAAGGCCGCCGTTTCTTTCAACACGAAATACGCGGCACGCCAACACGAAGAAGTCGGCTACCACCACTCCGAGGGTGAAGCCAAATATCTCGAAAACGCGGTGACCGCTAAACGCCAAGACTTTCTTAACCACGTCACCGAACAAGTAAGGAAAGCGCTATGAGTCATGCACCAGCCCCAGAGTATGAGACTATCGCCGAAGATTTAGCGCGCTTTCTAGCAAAAGAGGGCATCGGCCAATGGAGCGATAACGGTGTTTATAAATCGTATTCCCCGCCTGCCCTGTACCTCGGTGTACTGCCAGACGAAGCCGCCTACAGTATCGCTGTCAACGTGTATTCGCACGATGCCACCGACACCACAGCAAGTGACACGGCAAGCCCCGAAATCCGCATCCAACTGCGAATCAAAGGCGACCGAAACCCACGAACCGCACGAACCATAGCCAACAAAATCTATGAGTGTTTACACGAACGTACCCACTACCAACTGGACAACGGGGTAACCGTTCTACGGTCAAGACGCATCCTCCGATACGAGGAACGCGGCGAAAGCAACCTGGTCTACTACCGGGTAGATTCGTACAGCTTCACAGTCAACCCTAGCTAGGAGACATTACTATGGTAGCTAAGGCACCATCCTCATTCGATCTAAATTCAACCCTTGCCCGCGATTGGGCATTGCAGGTTAACACCGGCACCGAAGATGCCCCAGAGTGGTTATTTGTTCGTGGCCTGTCACAGTTCGCGCCACAGTCCACCCCAACGATGCAGGACGATTCCGACATCGACAACGAGGGCTACAAGTCCCAGATTGCAACCGCTATCGAGCTTACTTTCCAAGGCGAGGGCAAGCGCAAGGGGCAGAAAACCGAGGGCAAGTTTGCCCAAGACCCAGGCCAGGCAGCGTTGCGCGAAAAGGGCCGCAAGATGGGCCTAGACAACGTTATCCCTGCTCGCTGCTGGCGCACCGATGGTGTACAGGAGGGCTACGAGTCTTACTTCTCCGTACAGTGGGAGGATCAGGCAGGCGGTAACGAGGATCTGGACTCGTTTACTTTCACCATGATGAGTCGCGGCAAGCCAATCGAGATTAACCCAGTTACCGACCCGGAGGGCGCATCCGTGCCAGTCGGTGAAGAGGCAGGCGGCGGCTTGGGCGCATAACCCAAGTTAGACAACTAGGCGGTTAGTTCATCATCACAGATGAATTAGCCGTCTTTTTACTTTCTAGGGAGTATCCACCAATGCGTGACCTACGCGACTTTTACGACCCCCACCTGTACGCCACTATTAACGGCACCCGATTCCGTGTTGACTGCCCTACCGCAGCGGAGGGGTTTAAGCTACGTGCTGTTATGGCAGACCCGAAGCGTGCCGCAGAAATGAACGAGATCGAAGTTATCAACCAGCTATTTAAGGGCGAGCTATCCGACGACCCTACCGAAATGCCAACCGGTGGCCTGTGGGATGAAATGGCCGAAGCCGGCGTTACATGGCCGGAAATGCTACACCTTGGCATCACCGCGATCCACTTCTACGGGCTAGGCAAAGAGGTCGCTTTACGCTGGTGGGATTCCGCATCTACCGAAACCGATGATGACACCGAAGAATCTGGTGAGACGGGAAAAGCGCCAACGCCGAAGAAGAAACCGGTGAAGAAAACCAGCTAGTTGATGGGCCTTATGGGCCTTACGACCCACGCCCTGGCGCTTATGGCGCAGACGATACGGGCGGCGGGCCGTACGACCCAGAAACCGGGTTGCGTGACTGGTATGCACCGGCTGGGACAACGCCACAAATCCCTGATACTAACTACGAGCCTATTACATGGGCGCGAATCCTAGAGTGCTGGATTCCGATAACTCTCGACCTGCACCAATTTTTTGGAGTTGATACGGAATCCGGCATTTTAGAAAACCGCACATGGTGGTGGCTCGAAGATCGAATCCTCGATTTGCTCGATAAGCCCTCGCGGCTACGCAGCGAACTTAACATCCCTGACAGTATGACCAGGGCATAGGAGCACCTACCATGGCACTTGACCTCGGCGAACTCTCTATCGTATTTTCCGCTGATGATACTGACCTTACCCGCAAGCTAGATAAGGCTGGCGATGGTGTTAAGGGTCTGTTTGACGAGGTTAAGAAGTTTGAGAAAACCACCCTTGATGTAACCCCCACGGGTGCGGATGAAGTAGATAAGGCTAAACGGTCTGCGGAACAGTTAGGGCGCGAGCTAGACCGAACCGGCGATAAGGCGGGCAGGGTTAAGATGCCCACCCAGCCGCGTGAAGAAACGTCGAAGTGGCGCGAGGAAATCCGCAAGACCGGCGACGATCTTGGCGGCAAGCTAGGCAAGTGGGCATCGGGTGGTATTAAGTGGGCGGGTATCACGGCGGGAACTGCCGCTATCGGTGGTTTAGGTACTGCGCTTACTAAGGGCTTTGGCCGTCTTAACAGCATTGACCAAGCTACTGCGAAGCTCGAAGCGCTGGGCAATAGTGGTTCCGATGTTGAAAACATTATGGATAACGCCCTCGCATCCGTTAAGGGCACCGCGTTTGGCATTGGCGAAGCCGCAGGCACCGCAGCAACGATGGTTGCATCCGGTGTTGAACCCGGTAAAGAACTTGAATCCGTACTAACCGGTGTTGCCGACTCGGCAGCCATCGCCGGGGTTGGTATGGATGAAATGGGTTTGATTTGGGGCAAGGTTGCCGCTAAGGGCAAGCTCGACGGTGAAACCTTGGCGCAAATGCTCGAACGTCAAATCCCTATTTATGACATTCTTGCCGAAAAAACGGGCAATACTTCCGAAGAGATTGCCGACATGGTATCTAAGGGGCAGATCTCGTTTGAGACTTTTTCGGATGCCATGAATGATTATGTTGGCGGCGGCGCTGTACGCATGGGGCAAACTTTCAGCGGCGCTGTTGACAACATGTGGGCTGCGGCTGGCCGTCTTGGTGAAGCATTCCTAGCACCCGCTTTCGGCTCGGCACCCGAAGCTATCGGCAAAATCACCGATGGTATCGACGGGCTTACCGAAAAGGTTAAGCCGGCTGCGCAGGAATGGGCTAATAATCTTGCGCCGCACCTGTCGGAGTTTGGCAGGAATCTAGGCCCACAGGTTAACGCCGCTATGTCCACCCTTGGGGATACGTTGGGTGTTGTTGGCCCGCTTATCGGCGAGCTGGCATCGGCGATGGGTAAGGTGCCGTTCCCGGTCTACGCGGGCGGCATCATGGCGCTTATCGCCAACCATAAGGGCTGGAATGACACGCTCGAAGCAGGCGGTGGTGTACTAAAGGCTTTCGCCGGCAAGATTGGCGATATGGCATCCGGCGAACTGCCTTTGGGTAAGGCTGCTATGGATGGTCTTAAAGGCGCGGGCGAGGGGCTGTTAGGCTTCTTCGGTGGGCCTTGGGGCTTGGCTATCGGTGTAGCTGCGGGCGCGGTAACACTGCTATGGCAAGAACACCAAAAGGCTAAGGTTGCGGAAGAAGAGCATAAGCAGGCGCAGGAACAGTTGCGCGATACGCTCGATGAAACCACGGGCGCTATCACCGACCAAACGAACGAGTTGGTTAAAAGCCGGATGCAGGAATCTGGTGCGCTAGATGTGGCACGCGATCTAGGTCTTGCGCACTCACTGGTTGCGGATGCGGCGTTGGGCAATAAATCAGCACAACAAGAAGTACAAGCGGCGATTGAACTATCCGGACAAAAAGCACTGGCATCCAGCGACAATTGGAACAAATTTAAAGATGATTTTGAAGCCGTAGGATTTTCGGCGCAGGATGTTTGGGCAGCTATCAATGGCGATAGCGAAAAGATGGGCGAGATTAACCGCGCTGTCGGCCCAGATGGAACCGGCTTTATTAAAGATATGATCGCGATCCAGAAAGAGATCGAGGGCACCACCGATGGCCTGGATACGCTTTCCGATGCGGTGTTTGGTACGTCTAAGGATTTGGAAGATGTACAGGCGCAGGAGCTAGAGAATAAACTTAACAGTCTTGCGCGCCAATCCGATGCGACTGCGGGCGCGCTGGCACTTGTCGGCGATTCGATTATCTCAATCCCGGACGAAAAGACGATCCATCTTTCCAGCCTTGCACCGGAGGTCGCTAAAGACCTCGAAGAGCTTGGCATCGAGATTGAACGGATGCCAAACGGCGAAGTGAAGCTAACATTCCCGGATGGTGTCGCGGTAACTGAGATGATTCGCGGCATCGGCGGCGAAATGCAGCTACTCGAAAACGGGCAAGTACGCCTTGAAGATAACACGCCAGAGGTTAAGGCACGCCTTGAAGAATTGGGCATGACGTTCGTAGACCCAATCACCGGCGAGGTCATGTTAAAGGATAACTTTGCGGAAATTCTAAGCAAAGAGGTCGAGCTTGAAGCCGCAGTAGTGGACCCTAAGACTGGCAACGTTTATGTAAATGACAACATTGGCGAAGTTATCGCATCCTTGGACGCTTTGGGTATTGAAGCGTCGATGATTCCATCCGGCCATGTACGCATCACCGATGACACACCGCAGACCCGTTCCGCGCTTTCCAGCTTGGGCATTGAAACAACATCGCTACCTGGCGGGCATGTGGCGATTACCGATACCACACCACAGAATATGGCGGCGCTGGCAGACCTTGGCATTACTACCCAGAATTTGCCGCCTGGCTGGGTACAGATTGATGATACGTCGGATACTAATATATCCCGGTTGAATAGTCTTGGCATTAAAACTACTACGTTGCCTAATGGCGATGTGGTGATTAAAGACAACGCTAACGAGACTTCCAACAAGATTCGTAGTGTGCTCGACCCTGCGAAGATTAATACTTTCTCCGACCACACTATTAACATTGTTCGTAAGATTACCGATATTTTCACCCGCGAAAATGCGCACGGTAATATCTACGCGCCGGATGTTAAGACGTTTGCAGATGGTGGTGTAGACCGTGCTGTTAACCGCCGCCGCCGCACCGCGCACGAACCTAGCCATGATGCGCACATCGCGCCGGCTGGTAGCTATCGTGTGTTTGCCGAGTCCGAAACTGGGGGCGAAGCCTACATCCCGTTAGCGGATAATAAGCGCAGTCGTTCGGCGCGTATCCTTAACCAGGTAGCGGATCGCTTCGGCTACCGCCTGCAAGACAAAGACAGCGGCGAGGTACAGACTTTCGCTAACGGTGGGATTAGCGGATCGGTTAAGTCGAAGCTGCGGTTCATGGATGGCACACCGTACATCTTTGGCGGCTGGTCGCCTGCGGGTGTGGATTGTTCCGGCGCGGTTGCGTTGGTGGATAATGCACGCCGTGGTGTCGATTTGTGGGGCGGTGGCCGGTTCTACACCGGCAACCAGGCGTATGAGTTAGAACGTCGCGGTTGGATTCGTGGGCGCGGCCATAACGGCGATTTCCGCACCGGCTTCTACAATGGCGGCCAGGGCGGCGGGCACACGTCGGTGCAGCTACCGGACGGCACACACATCGAATCTGGCGGCAATACCGGTGGCGGGTTCACTATCGGCGGTAAAGCCGGCCCGCTTACTGGGCGTAACTACACGGATTGGTTCTTCTATCCTGGCTCGCCAGCGGTTGGCGATGCGGGGCTTAACTACCTTGACGGGTTGGAGGGCGCTACCCCGCGTGCGGGTGGCGATAGCCGCATCATTGGCAGTGGCACGGCCACGAGCTACGCCGATAGCGACAGCGGCACATCTACTACAGAGCGCGAGCTTAACGGCGGTAACGGCACACTCATTAAAGACGGTTCGTTCTTAGAGCTTATCGCCGCTATCCACTCGAAGCAGACCGGCACCCAATACGATGACGATGTAGTTAGCTGGGGGCAAGCAATCGGCTTGTACTCCAAGGTTAAGGAAGATTCACAAGAAAAGACCGCTAAAGAGGTTGAGAAAAAGCTCGAATCGTTAGATAAGTCACGCGACAGCCTTGCAGATAAAAAACTTGACCTGCAAGAAGCTAAGGAAGATTTGCGCATCAAAAAGATGCAGCGCGATGAAACCTATAAAAAGCGCGATAAAGACGGCAAGCTAACGGCCACGTCGGTGCAAAAGGCGAGCGCAGACCAGACTGTTTCTAAGGCCGAGCGTAAGGTTCAGGAATTAGAGCAAGAGATTAAAGAACTTGAAGCGGAAGTGGCAGAGCTTTCCGTGTATGAGGATTTGCCAGACCCAGCCGCACCATCAACGAGTGGTAATAGGTATGCGGATGCGATTATTCGCGAGGGCAAGCGCCGGGGCATTTCTAATCGCGGCATCAAGATTGCGCTGGCGACCGCGCTGGTGGAATCTAACATGAAGATGTACGCTAACCCGGTCGACCCGGAGTCGATGAAGTACCCACACGATGCGGTGGGGTCGGATCATGACTCGGTTGGCTTATTCCAGCAACGCAATAACGGCGCTTGGGGAACCACCGCAGACCGCATGGATCCGGCACGCTCGGCGGGCATGTTCTACGACAAGCTAGACGATGCCGACTACAACAAGGGCGATGCGGGGGCACACGCGCAGCGCGTCCAGGCTTCGGCTTTCCCAGGGCGTTATAACGAGCGCATGAGCGAAGCGGAACAACTGCTAACCCGCTACAACGGCAGGATTACCCCTATGGCTAATGGCGGCATCCTCGGTGGGTTGCGCCAGGCGCACATCAACGATGGTTCATCTGCGGTGCTGTGGGCCGAAGCAGGCCCAGAAGCCTACATCCCACTATCGAGCGATAAGCGCGCACAGTCGCTAGAGATTTGGGCGGAGACTGGCAAGCGCCTAGGTGTGGACGTGCTTAGTTTGCTTAACCTGATTGGTTCGACCATTCCTAACTTGATGGAGGGTCGTTTAGAGTTCTCAACCGGTGCTACCACCTCGTTGTCTGGGCTTGGCCTTAATTTGGATGCGGCTTCTTACCGTGGGCAAAAGCAGGTACAAAACGCGGTCGGCGCGGTATTTAACGGCCCGGTTCAGATTAACGATCCGAAGAAGTACCTACAAAACCAATACGATAGCGCAGCTAAACAGTTGGGAACCGCGTTAAGGAGCGTGATGCTATGACACTTATAACTAGCACTATGGGGGAATGGCAAGATAGCGACTTACTGCGCTTTTATCTTGTTGGCGCGGATAGGCAAACCCGGTGGCGCTTCGGCGGTACTGGCTCGCCTGTTCGTTTACACACCCCACCCACGGGGGTTAATGGCGCGCCGGTTACCCATGACTACCAGAACCTTGTGGGCATGGATGGTGCGCTCTATCGCGGCACGATTGATCAGCAGATGACTATCGGTCTGCAAGTGTGGATTGCGGATCGCCGGTCATCATCGTGGGCACGCCGCCAACACACCCTGTGGCGCGAGTCGCTAGGGCGCGGCAAAGACACGGTTCGTCTAATCGTGGTTAGTAAGGAGTCTGGCTATTGGTGGATTGATGCGCGTGTCGATTCCATTAGCGAGGTTAACTATTTCGACCAGCGACCCGGCCAGGTGGGTGAAGTTGGCGAGCTGGTAACACTGGTTACAGATCGCTCGTTTTGGCAGCGGTTCGATGAAACCCGCGTATTTACTCGCGAGACAGCACCATCGGCGCGGCTAACCAACCTTGGCGACCAACCAGCGTGGCTACAGTACATGATCACTGGCGACCACAACGGCATCGAACTAGGCGTGGGTGATGACACGGTTACACTGCCAGACCCACGCACCCTTAACCTTACCGAGCCGGTCGAGGGCTACTACATCGACACCGAAACACTATGGCCGGCGCTTATGAGTACGGACGGGCTAAACCTCCAAACATTGTTCCCAGATGCGTTTTGGAAGAAGCCGCTACCACCTCGCGGGGTACAGCGCAATAAAGCCACCCCGTTAACGATTAACCCGGTTAATCCCGGCGCAGATTTCCGTGTCGAAGTCAACTACACCCCAAGGACTGAACAGCCGTGGTAAATGAAACCTACGGGGCGAACCCGTTAAATATCTATGTCCACAACAACGACTACACCCAGCGCATTAATTTAGCGTCGTATATTGATGTAGAGTTCACCGAAGAATTTGGCATGGATGCCGGCACGGGCAGCATCACAATACCCGCAGACCACCCCCTCGCACCACGGCTAATGCAATGCCACAGCGACGTGGTGCCGGTCACCGCAGAATACAATGGGTGGCGGTGGACGGGGCGCGTAACCGGGTTTGAAGCATCCGGCACACCGGGGCGCGAAATCGTAAGGTTAGACCTTACCGATGATAAGATCCAGCTCGGTTCAATCGCAGCGTTTGCAAGCACCCGCAGTGGCCTATCTTACCAAAAACGGGCAGACACCCAATCAGGGCCGCTAGAGTCTGTTGTTTACCACTATCTTTCGGAAAACATTGCACGCAGTGGACTTCCAGCATATTTGGTTATGCCACCGAAGCGCATTAACGATAAATCGCCGCGCATTAATTTATCGGCGCGAATGACACCCATTGACGCGCTACTGCGTGACGTACTCAACCAATACGATTATGGTGTAACGGCGCGTATGTGGTGGCCTGGGCAGCCATTCCCAGAGGGTAAAATCGTTCCGCTTGTCGATGGTTCGCAATCCGAGCGGCTGCGCAAAATCACCCACGCCAACCTCGACCAAGTATTCTCACCAACCAACGACCCCGTGCAACAGCCGAACCAGCCGGGGCTAATCGTATCGGTTCAGAAAGTACGCGAACGCCCCCATGTGCGCTTCACTACACAATCCGGCGAGATTGAATCGTTTAAGCTATCCGGTAAATCGCCGGGTGCGGCGCGCCAAATCGTGGGCGGTAAGTCGGATGATTGGGTAAATGAAGCAATCGGCTTAGGTATTGACTTCGCGGTGCAAGGTATTCTCACCGCTATTGGTGGTGCTGCGCTTGGACCTATCGGTCTGCTAGTTGGTGGCGCGGTGGGTAATTTCCTTACCGGCCAGTTGGAAGATACTATTTTCGCTTTCACTGACCGTACCGATGTGCAAAGCCGCGCATACCAAGGCCCGTTCCATCTACGTGAGAATTTTAATCAATCGAGCGCGGGTGTGTTCACGTTTGACACTTCGGCTATTGCAGAGCGCGCCCTATTGGATGCGCAGGGCGGGCAGGCTGTCGAGGTCGTTATCGGCCATTCTATTTCTAAAACCATCGGCGAGGATATGCGCGCCAATAACGGCAAGATTCGGTATGGATTTCAGGTTGGCGACCGCGTGAACTTTGAAGAGCATCTATCGGGCGTGGTGGTATCTGACATTATCACCGGTATCACCATTTCGGATACGCACGATAAGCGGATGCGGGTAACGCCACGTATTGGTAAGAAGAAAAATACGTCTAACCCGTTTCTTGATTTTACCGATAGGCTTAAAAACTTTTCGAGCACTTTATCAGATCTTGGCTTGGCTATCTAGACAACGCGCCGTTTGATCCATAGTTACCCCTGAAAGAGGGGTGATTATGGACGCGCAAACGTTACGTGAAGTTATGCAGGGCAACCTACCTAACGGCGGCTACACCAAACTTATTGACGCTTACAACAATGCGGCGAGAGCAGCAAACATTAATACGGTTAAGCGTGCTGCTATGTGGGCGGCGCAGCTCGGCCATGAGTCTGTTGGGTTGCGCTATATGGAAGAGATTGCTAGTGGCGCTGCTTACGAATGGCGCAGGGATTTAGGAAATATCTACGCGGGCGACGGCGTGCGATTCAAGGGGCGCGGCCCTATCCAGCTGACAGGCCGCGCCAATTATAGGGCTTTCACTAAGTGGGCTAACGCTAACGGTCATTCGACTATTGATTTTGAAGCGAATCCGCATAAGGTTTCGGAACCCCATTGGGGATTCTTGGCAGCTACGTATTACTGGACTGTTTCACGCCCTGATTTAAATAAGGCTGCGGATGCTGGTGACGTGTTGTGGGCTTCGCGCCTTATCAATGGCTGGGTGACTACCCCTAATGGGATGGCAGACCGTACGCGGCGTTATAATCACGCGCTTACTTTTGGGGAGCGCCTGCTGCCGGGGGCGGCAAAGGAGAGCATTTCAGTGGCAACACCTACACGACCTAAAGTTGTTCACCCGATGGGGGAGCCTAGCGCAGTGTGGCGTGTGTCTAGTGGCTATGGTTCCCGCTGGGGCACTTTCCATGCTGGTCTAGATTTCGCAGCACCGTTAGGCACACCAATCTATGCGGTGGCGGATGCGACAGTGGTTCAAGGCAAGGAACGTGCTGCTGGTTCAGTCAGCGGGTTCGGCAACTGGGTTTGGCTAGACGCGCAGGACACACTGGGCAAGGACTTTATTTATGGCCATATGCAGCATGGAAGTATTTACGTCAAGCGCGGCGACAAGGTAAAAGCGGGCGACCTTATTGCACGAGTCGGTAGCGAGGGTGGTTCTACAGGGCCGCATCTACATTTCGAGGTGTGGGGACGTCCTGGGCGCATAGGCGGCAGGCATGAAGATCCCGCGCCGTGGTTAAAGAAAAACATCAACGCGGGGGAGGAATTAACCGTGTCGCAAGTTGAAGAGATTAAGAAATATATAGACCAGAAGAACAAAGAGACGCAGGACTTCGTTAAGGCGTGGATTACGGGGTTCATTGGCCCTATCGGTGGGGATGTGAAAGATGTTCGCCAGCAGGTGACCGGTGGGCGCGACGCTATTAATGGCGACCTTGCCGCATCGTATCCCGGTTGGGATTTAGACGCTTTGGTCAACACTGCGGAGGATAAGATCCGCGCCGGACAAGGCTTAACCACTACCGAGATGCTGGCACTTGCAGCCTACGACGCGCTTTCTAATTCGGCGTTTAAGGATGGTAAATAATGGGCGGGTTTGTAACTAATCTACGGGCTAACGCGGTCGATGCGGTCGCCGCGCAGGTCGCTAATACTAAGCATTTCCAGCGCTACAAGGGTACGTGGCTTATTGTCCTGTCTGGGCTTGTGGGCATGATTGGTGGTATTACGCCTTATCTTGCTGGCGCGCCGGTGTGGGTTGTTCCTGTGGTGTCTGCGGTGGCTACGTTCGCGGCGGCTTTGGTTAATCGTTTAACTAAGGATGCTTTCACTCCGAGCATGGCGGAGCGTATTGCCGATTATGTGCCGGATGTGGTGGTGCAAGAAGTCGAAAAGCCAGAACTATCGGTTGAGTCTGCTATTGCTTCGGCACGCCACGCAGCAGAAAGCACGGCTAGTGAGGTGCGCACGCAGGTGGACAGCGCGCTTGAATCAGCCCGTGCCGCCTATCGCGACGCTACACGCCGGGGTTAATTATGCCTAAACGCATCTGGCATAAGGTAGAGCGCACTGTCACAAGTGATGGTGCGGGCTTGGCTGCGCTCGGTGGTGCGGCGCTTGTTCGTGCCGTGTCGTACACGCCGGGCAATGTTGACGTGAATCGTGCCCCCGCGCATTGGTTGGAGAGCCTTTTGCCGGTGCAGGCGTGGGCGGTGGTGTGGCTGTTTATCGCCGCCGCGTGCCTTGTGGCGATTATTACCCCGCGCCTTATGCCAATAGCGGTGGGGCTTAGTGTGGCGCTTAATTTCTTTTGGGCTTTGTCTTTTATCGGCATCTGGTTGCTCGGTGAATCGCCCCGCGGCTATGTTTCCGCGTTAGGGTATGGCACGGTCGCTTATCTCACTGTATGGGGGTTCGGCAGGTCTAGTGGAGCGGTGATCCCGGTTCGTATCGAGAAAGAGTGATGCGGCATGGAGGGGATTATTGTTGGTATTGCCAGCGCGGTAAGTGCGATAGTCGTTGGGCTGATTAGTTTCTTTGGTGCTAAAAATGCTGCCAATAAGCAGAAAGAGACTAAGGAAGTTGAAGCACGCGGCCCGGAGTGGCAGGCGTTTCTAACGGAGGTTCGCGCTGAGAATCAAAAGACCAAAGACGAATTAAACGGCAAGATCGACCGGCTTAACATTAAAGTTAAGGATCTTGAAGATGGTCTAAAAAGGATTTCGGGAAAGTATCAAGTTTCGCTTTCTTACATTTTGCAGTGGCGACGTAAACACCCTCGCGATCCTTTGATTGATGCGTTACCGCCTGAGATTCGGGAGGATTTGCCGGCTTATTGGCCGCGTGACGAACCTAATGCTTAATGCCCCTGCCTTAACCGGTGGGGGCATTAGCTCGCCGTGGACAACGCCGCCTGTGGTTCATACTGGCAGCCAATAGATAGCGAGGGGATAAATGGCTGCCACCTACCAAGACCTAGAGCAAAAGCTCGTACTCCGATGGGTAGACACCGAGGATGTATTAGCGACCCAGCGCGCAATTATTGAGGTAACACCCGATACGGCAACGATGGAGTTGCCGCGTGGTCGCCGTGGCGAAAAGGGCGAGCAGGGCGATCCGGGTGCGCAAATGTGGTTGCGTGGTTTGATTACGGATCGTGCCGAGTTGCCTACTAATTTGCGTGATGTTGACCAGGGCGCAGCATGGGCAAACACCACTACTCGCAGCTTGTGGGTGTGGAACGGTGCTAACTTTATTGAGGTTCCCAACTTTGTTGGCGTTAAGGGCGAACCGGGGGAAACCCCCCGCTTTCAAATCGGCGCAGTTAAGCCGGGATTAACGGCTTCGGTTGCGGTGAATCATGCCGCATCGACCGATTCGCTTGTGGTGCTCGATTTCACGCTACCGCAAGGCCCGCAAGGAGATCCGGGGCCGCAGGGCGATCCGGGTGAAGCGTCTAATCTTTCTTCGAGTCCCGATGTGGACGTGTCGCAGCCGCCAGAAAACGGTGAAGCACTGGTATGGAATGGCACTAAGTGGGCACCGCGCACCGTGCTTGCGCCTATTGGACCGTGGACGCTCGCCCCTACGGATTTCACGCCTTTTTCGGTTACTGGTTCTTCTAATAATGAACGGATTGTGGCTTCGGTTACGGTGCCGGGTTTGCCTTATGATTGGCGACCGGTCATCACGGGTGGACAATTACAGATTGAAACCGCGTATAGCGTACAAGCGGACGTGGAAGTTCGTGTGGGTAGTGTGCAGCTCGGCGACATTGTGGGCTACGGGATTGGCAAGAAAAACCAGGATTATGGCGACCCCACGATGGTTGCGCCTTATGCCGAGTCGCGGGTTACGCCGGATAGTCCGGTGGGGCTTGTGGCTGCGAATAGTGCGACCACTGTTTCGGTGGTTGTGAAAAAGGTTCAGGGTTCTACTGGGCGCATGGCGTTTAAGCGTGATAATGCGTCGTTGTCGTTCTTCGCGATGCCTGTCAATGAGAATTACGGGGGCTAGTTGTGACTAATCCATATGACCGCGCTAACCCGTTTAACACGGGTACTCGCGCCGACACTTTCGGTATTCGACCGGATTTGTTTAAGGAGCTGCAAGAAGTAGCGCCGAAGAAAGAAACCATCGACCGGCTAGTAGCATCCGAACAAGACCTTAAACACCGCATGGATTTGCTCGACCCAATCATGGACTTCGGCCAGTCCTACATGCCAGCCGGGTTGAACTTCAGGGGAACCGGAAAGATCCCATTCCGCCGCCAGCGTGGTCCCGCTCGTGGTGTAGTTATCGAAAATGACGGGATAAGGCTGCTTGGTAAAGGGGCGTGGCAGATTACCAGTGATATTCGCCCTTCATGGATTGTATCTATAGGACAAACATACGTTTATGCCGAGATCCGATGTTACGCGCCAGACGGCAGCTTGTATACATACCAGCGATTCAGGACTTCGCTTGAATGGGAGCATACACTCACGCTTGGGGCCGATTTTGTGGTGCCAGACTCGAATTATTTTGTATCGATTCACATCACTGATTCGGCCAGCTCTCGCCAGTTTTACGGAGGTTGGGCTGTTACCCGTTTAGCTGCGAAGCGTTGGTCTAGTGAGTTTATTAACCCGCCTACGGGTGGCGCTGCGGATACGGGGAGTTAGTAATGAGTTTAGAGTTTACGCTAGTTAGGCGAGCTATTAGCCTGGCCGTCATTGATGGGCCGGACGCAGACGATAACCCAGACATTTTACAGGCACAAGGTAGTGTACTTTTTGAGCCTGTCATTAACAAGGGTGACTCGATCCAGGTGCAAACCCGTGGCCGTTTGGAGACTTATGCGCTTGCACCTATCGAGTGCCCTATTAATGATGGGATTATTTCGCATCGTGGGCAGGATGGGGTGAAGCTGCCGGCTGGTGGTGAAGCTACTAATCCGTCGCTGATTCGGTGGAAGGCTACGTTTAGTCGGATGCAGGCGGGTGGCAAGTCGTTTACTTTAGCCCCCGTAATCTTCGACGCGGTGCCTGGTGGTGAGATTGATCTTACGATGGTTGCGCCGGTTGCTGGCACGCCGGAGGGGATTGTTCGCGGGCCGCGTGGCACAAGCCTTGAAAGCATTATCGTTGATGGTTCAGAGCTGGTGTTCACAGCGGTGGATGATGGGGGAAGTTTTGAGCTTGTGCGCATTCCCCTTGATGATGTGGTGCGTGCGGAAGCGGATGCGGCTGCTGCCGTGGCTGCGGCTGCTGCGGTCGATGGTGTGGAAGCTGTTTTGGCTGCGACTGTGGATGAAGCTAAGGGCTATGCGGATCGTGTTGGTACGGCGGAGCAGGTAGGAGTGTGGGCTGATGAAGCTAGTGGGGCTGCGGATGCTGCGGCGCAGTCGGAGACTAACGCGGGCGAATATGCGCAAGCTGCGGATGGTCATGCTAATCGCGCTGAAGCTGCCGTTGATACGGCTGCTGATACTGCGGCGGCTGCGGCTGCGGCAGACACCGCCGTCGCCCTGCGCGAAGAGATGAAGCCTGTAACGCAGGCAAACGCGGCATATATGGGGCAAAGTCTTGTGGCTTTTAACATGGCTACGGAGTCCGCCAATGCCGCGAAAGCCAGTGAGGATAAAGCAAAATCGTGGGCAGAACTTGCAGAAGTTTCGGGTACTTCTGCACTCGCACGGCTTGACAGTATCCGAGCCTGGTTTAGGGGCGAGGGTCCACCTCCTGCGGAGATTCCGGGCGCACGAGTGGGTGACTGGTGGCTAGACACAACCACGATGGAACTACACGAAATAACGGAGGTTTAAAATGACTACCCCAATTGATTACGAACAATTCATGCCACGCGGATACACGCTCGTGCGAACCGACGACTGGGTGATCGCAGACCCCGCGATTGGGACGAACATCCCGATTGGGGTGTCTGGTCCGGTGGATATTTACGCCACGTGGGAGGGCGAAAACGAGTTAGCACTCATTCTAATCAACTCAGTAGGTGATAGGCGCGTGATCGCCACTGGCAAAAAGTCCCTACGGTACACGCTGGGTGCTCGTGACGGCGACTTGATTACTGTTACGGCCGCGTCCGTAGCATTTCCCGCGTCTGACTCGCACTTGCGCGGAACGCTCAAGATACTGCCCACCGCTACCTTTAATTCATAAATCATTCCCACCCCTACCAAGGTGGGTCTTCACTGCTCAAGGAGTTTTTATATGTCGTTTGATTTTGATGCGTGGAAAAATGACCTCGCAAATATCCCGTCGGGCCAGCTGACTGACGCATGGCAGGCGGTACGCGAGCACCAAAAGCAGCGTGAAGCGCAGGACGCTGTGGATGCTCAGG